GTGCAAACCGGACCATGCTGATAAAGCCGCATCGGCGACTTTACTTTGCATGTGTGGGTCAAATCCCTCGCATCTAAGTATAGTTCCTAAAACGCCCATTTGGACGTTGCGTAGACTAAGTTGGAAGAATGACCCTCCTCATTCGCTTGGGGGACTAGCAAGCGTGTGCTCACACCTCACGCCCTAGGGGAAAGGTACCAACGACCGTGCGCAACGGCAGGTCACTTGGAGGTCGATCCACTGAGGGAGATAGGTGGTTGAGGAAGTATAAGGGTTTAAGCCTTAGTTCCAAGATCACTGAAATGGGAAGCAGTCACATCAGAGTGCTGAGACGGTAAGCCCGAGTAGCTACAGCACTGGTTTAGAACCCAGTGTGATGTTACTCGGCAAGTTCCAACAGTTTAGGGTGAAACCCGACTGAAGTGGTGCTCGGAATCTATCGACCCAGGCATGGGTGAATAGTCCAACCAGCGGCTAGTCGAAAGACTAGTTCCCAATACGGGAGTAACGCTGGCGCCGTTGGTGATCTGGAGGCGGTTACCCGAAAGGGAAGACTGATTAGTCCAGCCGGTAACGGGTGTTATGGCGGTAGTGCACGAGCACTGTGCGTGATCAGGTCCCGGGGTCTAACTCGGTGGTGCTGATTAGCCAAGTGAAGCCTGATTGGTTTCACTCACCAAAGCCTTCCAAGGCTGGCTGCGGCCCCTGAAAAGGGAAACCGAAGTTTAAGAGTGAATAGTATAAACTTAACAGTGACAATAAACACAAACATCAAGCGAACGCTTGGTCGTGCGTATTCTCGACTGCTGAGCTCCTATTCGTCTCTTAATGCCATGCTCAAGGTAAAACTTGGGCGTCCAGCTGTGGTACACGTCTTAGGATGTGTATCACTTCTGGGACGGAGAGTCAACCTTTCAGTTGTCAAAGTGGTAATCACTACGTTAGCCTCCTATCATCGACTGTACAAACATGGAGGAATCAAGTACCTTGTGATTTATCTCAAGGCTTGCTCTTCTATGCTCCAGCAGGTGGTAGGGGGCCAACGACTACACGACTTGACGCCTTTCGGGGCCCGAGTCGGTCGAACGCATGGTGGGATCCCTTCGATCATTCCATCCCTTCATCGGGAACGTATCCGATCGCGATGTACTTGGACGATCCGATTCTGGGCAACTTTATTCGGGTTATACCGAGTATTAGATTTCCCAGGAAAGGTGAAGATAAGTACTATTACGAAAGAGTACGGTGGAGATCATCTTATGACATACGAATTTAGTCAATTCGTATTCAACCACTTTACCCACGTGTTGAAGAAACTGTTCCATAGAGATGGAACAGTGACTGATGCACTGTGGAGTGAAGAGGGCGATGGTCCATTGGAATTCTTGAAGGGACTCCGGGCCAAACCTTTCCTGATTTCTAAGTCTGGACCCGCGGTGCAAGGAGGAAATATTCCGAGCGGCGCTCAGAGTACTTCTCCTGCATCTATTTTGGCTTCAGCATACACATGGTTACACAGTCCTCTCTACCCAATTTTGCAAAATTGGTGTAAGATGACGTCTAATCAGTGGGTGCTGAGCCGAATAGAATCCTGGGCCAAAGAGTTGTGGGTTTGGGAGGATTCCCTTCCCTTATCCTCAGGAGGGCCGAAATGCCCTTTTGAAGCAACTAATTGGCTTGGGAAACTTGGGTTCAAACCGGAACCAGCTGGTAAGGTCCGGGTGTTTGCCATGGTTGATCCTTGGACACAATGGCTCTTTGATCGTCTGCATAAGGCGATCTTTGGGTTATTGGAGCGGATACCACAGGATGGGACATTCGATCAGGAGAGGCCGATACGTCATCTGTTTACTTGGAAAGATGCTAATGAGAAGAAATTCTCAAAACCAATTTCCTTGTATTCTTTTGATTTGTCGGCAGCAACTGATCGTTTGCCTATCGTACTTCAGAAAGTACTACTGTCTCCCTTCTTAACAAGTTGGGGGGCAGAGCTGTGGGGTTGCCTCATGGTCGGTCGTAAGTATTACTGTCCCAAGACTATCAAGTTCGGGAACGGCCCTGATCAAGTCGTTTCTGAGCTGGGGTATGTCCAGTATGCTACCGGTCAACCTATGGGTGCGCTCAGTTCTTGGGCGATGCTGGCTTTTCTTCACCATGCAATCGTTCAGTGGTCCGCCTTTAAGGCGGGCGTACTTACTACTGATAAACCATGGTACGAGGGCTACGCTGTCTTGGGAGACGACGTAGTCATAGCCCGTGATTGTGTAGCTAAGCAATACGCTGGAATCATGAAAGCGTTAGACGTCGGGATTGGAGACCACAAGTCTCTGATTTCAACATCAGGCCCTGCATTGGAGTTTGCGAAGCGTACATTCCTTAACGGAGTGAACGTCTCAATGGTTCCTTTTGCAGAGTTTGTGGTAGGTCGGCTATCTCTAGCTGGCCTATTGGAGCTAACACGTAAATACTCATTAACTTTTGGACAGATGCTATCTGTCTTGGGTTATGGGTATCGCGCGAAAGCTTCAGCGTCGAAACGCCTCTTCTCGCTTCCAAAACGATTGCGTAATTACATACTCACG